AGGGTGGCACCGCGCTTTTCGGCTTTCTTGAAGCTGTCGTGGTTCAGTTCCAGCAGCTTGATACGCCGCCGAACGGTGGACTGTGAGAAGCCAGACTTGTCGGAGATCTGCTCCACGGTCTGCCCAAAGTCCATCATCATCTGGAAGCCCTGTGCCTGTTCATAGACCGTCAAATCGCTGCGCTGCATGTTCTCAATCATCATGGTCTGCATCTGCTCCCGCTCGTCCATCTCTACGATGGCGCAGGGCAGCTCGTACACCCCTGCCTGCTGCGCTGCCGCAGCCCGGCGGTGGCCGATGATGATAGTGTAGTCCTCGCTGGACCACACGGCCTTGGGTGTCCATGCTGCCGCTGCTGCGGCGGCATCCCCACCCTCGTCAACGCACTTCGCGATGTACTCCCGGCTGTTGAGGTAGTGGCCGGGGATTACGGTCAGGTTCTGGTACACACCATTTTCCTTGATGCTGGCTGCAAGTTCGGACAAATCTCCCAGTTCTTTGCGGGGGTTGTCGGGGTGAGGGTACAACTGCCGAATGGGGATGTAAGTAATGTCTGCCATAGGGATACTCCTTTCTTATTTCGGGTTAGAAAAACGTGAGTTGCCCGGTTTTGGTTTCGTTAAGAGGCTCGTTTTCCGGGGCTTTAGGCTCATTTTTGATAGATTTTTGCAAATTTGCGGGCTTAATATCGGATTTTTCGATTTTTGCCGGTTCGCCTTTCGGTTCAAACAGCAGGTTCATCTGCGCTATCTGGCGGCGCATATACCACACATCGGTTGAGAAAAGCGGCATATACCAGATACGGTTTTGTGGTCCTGCGGGCAGCAATCCGCGGCTGTCGTAGGCCGTTGCCGGATTTACAAGTGTGTCACCGATGACTACATATCCAGCGCAGCCCATGAAGCTGCACTGGATGTAGCACATCAGCCCAACGATGAAGTCAATGTCTTGGGCTATGACAAGGACTTTGTTGTGGTAGCAGATATTCCGCCTTTTGCAGACGTTCAAAAAGGCAAGCAGCGTGGCCCCAGCACCGCAGGCCGGGTCAGATACCGAGATGAAGCCCTCCATGTCCGGGTGCAGCTTCGGGTCAAACGTAATCTCGGCCATGCAGCGGCACACATCGTAGGGAGTGAAGAACTGCCCGGCGTGGTCGTTGCCCAACTCGCACATCATGTACAGCGAACCGAGGAAGTCCTGGTCTGGATTCTGCTCCATGCCCATGATTACCTCGCCCAGCATTTCAGCCATGCCCTCCCGCTCCTTGGCGGAGTATTTGGAAACGATGGTCTGGTACATCTTGGTGCGCTCTGGGGCGTTTACCTTGTCCGTGCTGTTCGAGATCTCGATGGCCGTCAGGGTGACGAAGTCCTCCCAAATCTCCCAGCGGCTGTGCTTTCCAGTCAGGCTATTGAAGATTTTGAGGAAGTTCTTCTGGTGGTCATCCCGGATGCTGCGGGTCACTGCTGCCTTTGCCATAGGTTACTCCTCCTCGCTGTCAGCAGCGGCGATGGTGTAGTGACCGTTGGAGAACTCGATCACACCAGCGGATTCCATGTCATCTAGCAGGGCGATGGCCTTTTCTGCGTTCACGCCCATCTTTTCCTCCAACATGGCCTGTGTGATGCCGTTGTTCTGCCGGGCAATCTCGGTGGCCTGCGTTAGTTCATCCGAGGTGGGCTCGTCCTCCTCGTCATCCTCGACTTCTTCCAGCGGTTCGGCCTCCCCGGGGAGATTCGGCGAATCAGGCTCATTTTCCCGGGGCGCATCCTGCTGCCCACCGGATTCCGGAATGTCAGGCATCTTGTAGCCGAGAGCTGCCAGCTTTCCACCCTCGACCAAATCCCGGAAGAAGAACTGGAGCCAGAGGTAGTGCATATTCTTGAAGATGTTCTTGATTTTGTTGAACAGGGTGTCGGAGATGGTGAACGTCTTGCTCATGCGGTAGGTCAGGTTGCCGTCCTTGACGGTGAACAGGATGGATGCGCCCGGTGAGATGTAGTTGTCCTCGGTCGCTTCTTCCAGCATCGACATCTGCTCACCGACTCCGCCCAGCGGACGGATAACCAGCTTGATGGGATATGCGTTCTTGATGAACACATAGCTCAGGTTGTTTGCCTCGCAGATGCCCTTGAGTTTTTCACGGTAGACTGCGAAACGTGCGGATTCAGACAGAGAATTATCCATGATGAAGCTCCTTTCGAGTAGCTTTTAAGTAGTCGAAAATTTATAGTCGTTCTCCCGGTTCTCGATGGCGGTCAGACCCAGTGCGTAGGCTGCCCACACATCAGCCTTGAAGCCATAGAAGAAATCCGGGGCTTTCTTTGTGCCCTTGCCGTTTTTTAGGTCATGGGCTGCAAATCGGTCAATCAACGCCCGCCGGATGGCGGTGTCGTTGGCTCGGCTGTCGTGGCAAATGTGCTTTTTCTCCTCGATGCGGCACATCATCCGCACTGGGCACCGGGACGAAAGCATCTGATAGAACCGGCCGATCCAGACCGTGGTGTCGAAAACGTCCCGACCAACGGACATTCCGTAGGAGGCCACCATTTCGATGACCGCCCACCGCCATCCCTGCTCGGCAGCCGATTCCAGCTTTTTCAGCAGTTCCTCGTTGTCGATTTTGCCGAACTCCAGCGGCCGGAGCGTTTTCTGGTCAATCACGCAGTAGCCAGACTGCACATTGCCGGGATCAATAGCGATGATGGGCATCACAGGTACGACCTCCCGAATTCTTTGATGAACTGCGCTTCCGGCCACCCGTAATACTCCATAGCCTTTTTCTGTGCCCACTTTTTCAAGCGGAGATCTTCGTCATGGTTGCGGTGGATGGCGTTCGGGCCGTTCTGGTGACACCACGGGCAGAGATTCGCCCACAGCCCCAAGCGCTTGCTCTTATCCCGGTAGGGGCCATAAAAGACCTCGTGCCGGGCCGTGTGGTATCGCCCGCAAATCAGGCAGGTGGGCTGCTGGTTGAGGATGCTGGGTGCATAGCCGTTGCTGTCCAGTTTGACTCCATATTCATTCAGTGCCATGCTGCACCTCCTTGTGCTTGCGGTAATACCAGCTCAGCGCCGACTTGCTGGCGTTGATGCCGCACTGGACGCATTTGGTTTTGCCGGGCTGCGCCGGCACTTTTCCACAGGCAACGCACAGGCCACGGGACTTGAGTTGCTCATACCGCTTCTGGGCGGAGGTTTTCTGTTTAGGTGTCCGCATCAGCGTCACCTCCTGCTGTGACAATCCAAACCCGGTGAGAACCCCAGCCAGACCAGCTTAGAGCCTCTGCATGGGTGTTCACCACCACGTCCAACTTGTTACCTACCACAGCACTCCCGGTGTCCTGAACGACCCGGAGACCTACACCCTCGACATAGATCACCGTGCCGTAGGGCAGAACGCTGGTGTCGGCAGCTACGGTCACGCCCGGCTGCACCTTTGCGCCGCTGGATGTGATGCCGTGCCCCTCGCCACAGATGTGGGCGTATTCTTCGGCACAATAGGCCGTGCAGCTGAACGCCCCGGCGTATGTAAGGGTCAAATCGGTCTGGGCGTTCAGTTCTGCGGTCAGCTTGTCTACCTCGGTTTGGAGCTGGTCAATGGTTTCATCACGTTCTCCGGCCATGCGCTCCCAGTTGGATGACTTGCTGGCGTAGATATCCCGCTCGGTTTCCAGATCGTTCACCCGCCGGGAGTAGGCCGTGCTTGTGAGAATGCAGCCAACCATCGCACACGAAACGCACACGATCAGGCTGCGAAGCGGTCTTTTCGACCTCATGCCGTGCCACCTCCAATCTGTGCCGGGGCCGTCCCGCCGGGCAGAGCCGGGGGCTGCAAACTCTCAACCGGGGCATCCTGCACAGCCCGGTCAAAGCCCGGACGGACGAACTGGCGCAGATCCGCGCTGCTGCGGCTGCTGAAAATCTCCGACAGGTCTGCCGGGGAGCCAGCCCACCGCTGCACCACCATCGGGAGGGCGGCGAAGATTTTCGCGTTTTCCTTTTTGAAATCTTCGCCTTTCAGCTTGCGCCCATCGGGGGCAATGAATCCACCGTGGGTCTGGTAGTACAGATTTGCCGTAATCTGCTTGGCGGCGGTCGCAGCCTGTGCCCAGAGGTCGTTTGCCGAGGGAAGCCCGGCGGCCAGCAGCTTCTTGACCTCGGCGCACCAGTCAACAATAAGCTGATTCTGGTAGCGGCACTGCGTAAATGCAGTGTACAGGGCCTTTTCCACGATTTCATCCGGGATAGCACCGAACGCCTGGATATAGATTTTGGTATCTGCCATGCGTTCCTCTTTGCTGCGGATGCGGCCGTAGTGATCATCAATGACCACCAGCAACTCCATCAGTTTTTTGTCTGTCATGTTGAACCTCCCAAAAGTTCACCAAAAATTTCATTGTAGTCCTCGGCAGCGGAGCGTTTGGGCTGCTGACCCGCCGGGGGCTTGCGCCGCTCGTCACGGGACTGCACGTCACCAAGGGTTCTCACACCCTCGTTTTTCCATACTTTCAGGATGCCGTTGACGTAGGACCATTTGCGAACCCCGGCCAGAGCGGCCTTTTTGATGGCCAGCAAGATGAGGTCGTCCGTAAAAATCTCCCGCCAGCCCAGCAGGTCTTCCCGCGCTGCTGGTGGGAAACCTCCGAGATTGTCCTCGAAAGAGCGGATGATCTCAGCCAGCCCGGCATCGACGGCCGGACTACCGTTATCTTTATCTTTATCTCTTATCTCTTTATCTCTTATATCTGTTCTCTTATCTCTTATATCTGTATGGACATTGTCCACGCTGTTGTCTGCGGTGCTGTCTCCAGTCTGCATAGGAAGTTGTCTGCGACGATTTTCACGTTGGAGACGTTTCTGTGCGGAGTAGTCAGTTTCACTGCCGACCATTTCAGCATGATTGACAAGAACCAGCGTTCCATCCTGTTCTTCATAAATCAGACCAAGTTGTTTATAGAGACCAAGAGCAACACGGACGGTATCCAGCGAAAACCATTTACAGTCACGCTGAATTTTCTCAATATCAAAAGGAATAATGATGTCGCCAATTTGACAGGTCAGGCGGCCGCCCGTATTGATGGTTTTGAGACAGAGCATTTGATAAAGGACGACATAGCTGGCACCGTTCGGCTGGCTCATCAGGAAATCGACCACTTCTGAATTCATGAACGAATCCTTGAGCTTTATCCAGTAGTATCTTTTTCCAGTTGCCATTATCAGACCCCCTTAGAACGGCAGGTCGTCGCTGTCATCGATGACCGAGAAGTCGTCAGGGTCGCCCTGCGAGTAGCTGGGCTGCTGCCCGCCGGGGGCACTCTGCTGCCATTGCTGCCGCTGGTTCTGGGTGGCGAAGCCCATCTGCTGCGGCTGCTGGTTCTGATAGGACGGCTGCTGGTAGCCCGGAGGCGGTGCCTCGCCGCCATCATCAACCCGCTGCTCCGTCTTTGGGCCGCAGAAGTGAATTTTCTGCACCACGAACTCGGTGGCGGTGCGCTTCTGGCCGTTCCTGTCCTCATAGGACCGGGTCTGGCACTGGCACTCCACAATGGCCATGCTGCCCTTGTGAAAATACCTGTCAACAAATTCTGCCGTCTTGCGCCATGCCACGAAGTTCAGCCAGTCAGTAGCCCGCTGGCCATCCTGACCGACGTTGTCCCGGTCAACGGCCATGCGGAAACTGGCGACGGTGAGACCGCTCTGTGTAGTCCGCATTTCAGGATCAGCGGCGAAGCGGCCCTGAAATGTGCAATTATTCAGCATCCGTGTCCTCCTGCTTGATGTTCAGAATCGGGTGGATGGCGTTCCGCATCTCCTGCACAAAGGTGCCAGTGTCGTAAACATCGCCGTTGACGCTCTTGTGATAGATGACGTTGAGTTCGGTCTGCGCCTGAAGCAGAGCCTTGTACTCCTCAACAGAAATGGAAATCATCGGAATAGGGTCGCTCGAAACAATTACGTTTCCCATAGTTGGTTCCTTTCTTCTCGCATGATGCGGACCACCTTGCGGCACTGGTCCACATCGAACATTCCAATGTGCGTGGATTCGATCGGAGTACCCATCTTCTCGGACAGCCAGCGGTAGGCTTCATTCCGGCGGCCACGGTAGGGGCCATATTTCCAGAGCGGGTCAAATGCTGCATGAGCCGCCTTTTTCCAGTTGCGCAACTCCGAATTTGCCAGGCGGCCAAGGGGCTTGTCAGACCCCTTGTGTACGCCGACATAGGCACCGCAGCGAGGGCAGAGGTAAATCATGCCGAAGCTGTGGCCGTGGTAAACCACCGAACTGTCCACGAAGTCTGCGGGCGTTCCGCAGTAGTTGCAGATGACGATTCGGCCTTTCATTGTGACCATTCCTCCTTGTACCGGGCCAGCTGTTCCGGGGTGTCCGTCTCGATACCCAGAGCCTTGGCCTCCTCAATCGCACCGTCAATCAGGTGCGAAAATTCTTTCGTGTCCATCTTGCTGGTGTCTTTGTAAACCAAGTAGCAGTTGAACCATTTCCCGTCCTCTTCCCGCACATCAAAGCAGCGGGTGTATTTGTAGAGGTCGTGAACATCTACGCTGACCGGGAGTTTGAAGCCCACGGTGCAGCCGTCCTTGTCCCTCGCAACCGTGCCGTAGGCCACGACCAACCGCTCCTTCACGAGATCGTCCGATTCACCGGTTTCGGCAGCAATCTTGTTGACCAGAACGTGGAAATAGGCGTTTGCGCTGCGGCTGCGCTTATTGCGGTGCTTCTTGATTTCAATGTCCAGCAGCGGCTCCTGATTCAGCTTGTCCCACAGGTTTCGGAAATCGGAATCAACTTCCAGCGTGATGCGCTGCTTGCGGTTCAGACTGAAACTTATGTCCACGAGCCGCCCGGTCATAAGGCTTTCCAGTGCTCCTTGAACTCGGCCATCAGCCCATAGGCATCCAGCCAGTCAAAGAAATCCGAAATGATGGGGCGAATATCCGGCGTTTCGTCCCGGCGGTAGCACTCCGTCCAGACATCCATGCCATTGCTGACAAGGTAGGAAAACTGCTGCGCCTCCGGGATGAGCAGCATATAGGTGGGGTGCTGAGTGCTGGAATAGAATTTCCCGCGCTCATAGCCCCTACTGAACTTGATGTCGTAGATGGTGCCAGCCTTGAGGGCATCGAGGCGGCCATACAGGACTACATCCATGCCGCGCACCTGAATGGTTTTGCGGGATTTAAACTGCAACTGTCCACCCTTGATGATGGCGGCAATCTGCCCGGCGGCCCAGCTCCACGGATTATTGGGGTCATCGTGGCCGTTGACAATGGAGGTCACAAGGTTCTCAAAGTCAATGCCGTTCTGCATAGCCTCCGTCCGGGGCGTAGGCTCCCGGCGCAGGACCAGCATGAACTCTGCCAGCGGGTCGCCCTCGGTGGTCAAATCCTCGTAGGGATTCTCCCGGATGAGGTGCAGCCACGAGGACAGCAGCGAGTGAGTAACAAGGTATGCAGCCATTACTGTGCCTCCTCTGCGGGCTTGTACTGGGCAGCGGCCGTATCAAAAGTCAGGCCGAGAGCGGCAATCTTAGCTTTCCACTGGGCATTCAGTTCCTGACGGGAAGTCAAGTGGTGCTGCAGAGCCTTGAACGGCGGCATGGCAGCGTTGGCGGTGTCGGCATCCTTGATGCCAGCAATGATCTTGCTGCCCTCCTGCATGACCTGCTCGTAGGCTTCGTTCTCCTTGGCATTTGCAGCCACTTCCTCGGCGGCCTTGCTGTTGTACTCCTCAAACAGTTTGGTCAGGAAGTCGTTCGGGCTGCCGGGGCCGAGGGCGGGAATCTTATAGACACCGTGGATGCCGCGGGTGCCCTTGGCAAAATACTTCTCACAGTTGGAGAAACCAATGGTGCGGTCGTTGCCGTACATTTCCACGAAGCCGCCCAGATCCATAGGCTCCCACACATTGTTCTTGGTCTGGCCCTCAACCTTGATGCGGAGACGGGTGTTATCGCCGTCCTTTTCCTCGGTGGCATGGAATACGACCACGATGTTCTTCTTCAGCTCATAGAAGCAGTAATCCATCAGCCGGACGAACTCACGGCCTACGAAACCGTAACCTTTGAGGGACAGGCTGCCATCGCGCTGGCCGTACTTGGGATTCTGCTTGATAGCCCACAGACCCATCAGGGAAATCAGCTTACCGGCGGTATCGAATACCAGCGTCTCGAAGTCGTTGAGGTTCTCCGGCTTCAGGTCGTTCAGGATCTCGTCATAGCTGCGGGGCTGGATGTACGGCATACGGTAGCGAGGCTCGATACGGTCAATGCCGAAATCGCAGTCGATGTGCAGCGGGCGGGGGGCGGACAGGGCCAGCGTGGACTTGCCGATACCGGGGTAGCCAGCAATGAGCATCCGAATCTTCTTTGCGCCGTCCTGAATGTCGTTGGGATTGCGAATCATAATGTTTACTCCTTTTCAGTTTGCGGGTTTACTTGCGGAACATGACGTACTTGCCGGTGGTGCGGTTGACCAGCTCCATGAAGTCCGGGGTATCCCGGACGCAGAGGTACAGGCGGAAATCCCATCCCTGCGCGGAAAGGGCTTCTTTCTGGCGGCGGGTCAGCTTTTTACCTCTTATTTTCAAAAAATCACCTCCTCGGTCCAACGCTTCAACAGCGCGGGCTGCATGGTGATAATCTTGTAGCCAGTGGCCTCCAGTTCAGTGCTGCGGTCGTAGCTCTGCACGTCCTGCGCGTGCCGCGTGACAGCGTTTGCAAGACCATAGAGGGAAAGGTCACCGCCCGCGATAAGATGCCCCAGAATGCCCTCGCTCTCGTTCTGGCGGATGTTGAACTCCTTGGCCGCAAGCTCAACCACCTTGGGAGCCGCCGCCGGGAGAATGGGCGCTTCCTTGGCATCCCGGAGTTTCTGAACCAGTGCATTGAACCGGGCTTCATCGACCGCTGCCCGGACGGTGTCCTCAATCTTCATCAGGAACGCCCGGTCATCGGCTTCGATGGTCTCATCCCGGAAAATCCCGAAATCGCCATCCACGCTTTCATTGATGCGTCCAACGTGGCGCTTGCCAACGCCCACATCAGCCACCATGCCATTGGTGCAGACAAGGCGGTAAATCAGCGGCTTCACAGAAACGCTGCCCATGCCGACCTCAGAATTGGAAATCAGGATGCCGGCCTGAACAATGTCACCCGGCACAACCTCGGTCTGGATTCGCTCATTGACAACCTTGATGTACATGCGGGTATCGGTCAGCTCACAGCTTTCAATGCGGGCACCCTGCATTTCAGAAATAATCGGCAGGACCGTCTGGGCAACCTCGTAGTTGTCGATGCGGCGGTAGCGGTCGGAGAGAATGGCGCGGGCGGTGCCGTCAAGGGTACGAACCATGCGGCGGGTGTCCGGGGACTGCTGGAACCAGCCATTGACGTTTGCCATCAGCAAGCCGGGGTTTTCTGCCCGCATCCGCTCGTAGTAGGGCGCCGGGATTTTCAGCTGCAATCCCAGCTGACGGTGAGCATTCTCATTCAGCTGGAATGGGGTGTTGCCAATCACGAGGTCAAAGTTCTCGTTGACGGCGGTCATCTGCATAGAACCCGCCGTGGCAACGTAGTCCTTTTTGACCTTGGCTTGCCGATCAAGTTCAATCGCCAATTCCTGCAAACTTCTTCCATATTTCATAGGGTTACTCCTTTTCCGGGAAGCACTCGTTGACTTCCCATGCGTCTGCGGCCTCTAAGCAGCGGTCACAGCCTACGATTGTTCCATCCTCGGCGCGATAGATGGTATCGCACCGCTGGTGGCAGATGGGGCACACAGGAGGGTCAGGGTAGCCAGCCTCCGCATCAGTCCTCGGATACAGCATCCAGCACCTCCCGGAGTGTCCGGCCAATCCAGCGGCCTACGCCGTCCAGTGCGCCGTTGCTGTCCAGCCAGACGAACACGGCTGCAACGGCAGCAGTCAAAACGAACTGCGCCGCCGGGAGCCGGGCTGCTGCCTGTTCAGCGGTGAGGCCGTACACGGTCATCAGGATTTTCATCATTCTGCACACTTCCTTTCAGCTTTTTTCGGGCAGCTCGCCGGACTTCAAGTTCAGCCATCAGTTCCGGGTTCTGCTGGAACCATTTGTGGTATCCGAGAAACACGCAGCCGATTCGTTCTGCGACCTCTGGCGGTATTTCGTCCACGTTGATGTGAATGTTGGCGTTCATTTGGTCCTCCTGTTCAAAGTAGGCAAAAAGTCTACTCACAGAGCAAAAAAAATCTGCTCCATCTCCTCCGTTTCAATGTGGAGCAGCTCACACAAGCCCTTAATTTCAGGAGCCGTAAAGTCGGTTTTGTTCCTGATTTTGTTCAGGAATCCCTGATATGTAAGGCCAATGCGATCTGCAACATACTTCATCTTGTAGCCGGAGGCATCAATCTTCGCTTTAAGCAAAGTTGCGTTGGTCATGGTAGATTCACCTCGCTTTCTGTTCGGCGTAGACTGGTTGTCTACTGGGCGTATATTACCACCTCGTAGGCAGAATGTCAACTATTTTTTTGGAAAATCTGAAAAAATGTTGACCTAAAGACTACGCCGTATTATAATTGCATCAGAAGATTTTAGGGGGATACAAAACCATGACCATCGGACAGAGAGTGAAAATTCGACGCGAAGAGCTGGGTATGTCCCAAGAAGAACTGGCAACGAAAGTTGGCTATAAGTCGAAATCATCCATCAACAAAATTGAACTCGGATTTCGCGTCCTTACGCAGTCCAAAATCAAAGTCATTGCTGACGCTTTGGAAACCACCCCGTCTTATATCATGGGATGGGACGAGGAATCTCATCAAAACGAATGGTCTTCAAAGTTTCGCGATAGCGTGATGCAGATTTTGAATAATGCGGATCCGGCCGACTTGAAGGCGGCAGGCATCAGCGTTCAGGAAATCGAAGAAGAACTGGATGGCAGTGAGCCCATCTCGCTGGCCGCCGCCTGCTCTATTGCGGACCAGCTGGGGGAATCCTTGGATTCTCTGCTTGGGCACACACCGAAAGAAATGATAAAAGCCGCCCTCCAACAGGAGGACGGCCAAACGGCGGAGATTATTGAATTACTTCTTGACTTGTCGGCTGATCGGCGGCAGGAAGCGTTGAATTATCTTCGCTATCTTTCAGAGCGCGCAGATAAGTAATCAGCCGTGCTTTGTCAGCATCCGACAGCATTCTGACCCTGATAAGCACTTCTGACCATTCTTCTGTGGTCATACGCATTACCCCTTTCCTAGATTACTGTCGGCAGGTTGGTTAAATTATAGCAGAACGCGCAACTATTTTCAGCTGTTTGTAAAAAAATGCCGAAACGAGGGGGAACAACTATGATTTTGACTACAACTGATAGCATCCAAGGGAAAAATGTGTCTCAATATCTGGGTATTGTTGCATCCGTTATTTTGACCGTCATGCCGGGTGGAAACAAGATGATGGGGAACGCCATCGACAATTTCACGAAACAGGCGCAGGATGATTTGGAGAAAAAGGCGGCCAAGTTGGGCGCAGATGCCGTTATCGGATTGAAATTTGCTACGCAGGGCAACAATTTTATGCTGCTTGGAACCGCTGTGAAGTTAAGCTGATGGGTGTTTCTCTATGAATCTGAAAGAAATCGCATCGCGCTTGCGGGAATTTAAGAGTGCTTGTGTGACAGGGAATCCAGTCATGCTAAGAAATAGAACGGATTTTCTTGATATTTTTTCAGCGTACGGCCTAACTGCGGACGCGAGTGTGTCAAAAAAGACAGGTCTTTTGATTGTGTGTAGTGACCCGGCGCAAAAGAAAATCGACAGAGCGGATGCCCTGAATATTCCGATCGTTTCGGAGCAGCAATGGTTTGAGCTCATGCCAGAACTTGAAGCCGTTGGAATGTGGAACGGAAAGCGAATCCTGTTTTCAGACGACGGCATCTACCGTGTTGAAGTGGGCGGTGAAAGCTGATGGCCAGAAAAAAGAATATTGCTGCTGGCCTCGATGCCGTCATCTATGCCCGGTACTCATCGCATAACCAGCGAGAGGTCAGCATCGAGCAGCAGATCGCAGAGTGTACGAAGCACGCGGCTGCGCTTGGACTGCGCATTGTTGGTACATACGAGGACAGGGCAATCAGCGGCAAGACGGATAACCGGCCTCGTTTCCAACAGATGATGCGGGATGCTGAAAAAGGGAAGTTTCAGGCAGTCGTGGCGTGGAAGTCCAACCGCATCGGGCGCAATATGCTGCAAGCCATGGTCAACGAGGCGAAGCTGGACGATTACGGCGTAAAGGTGTTTTACGCCGAGGAAGATTTTGACGATACTGCCGCCGGGCGTTTTGCACTGCGGAACATGATGAACGTCAACCAGTTTTACAGCGAGAACATGGCAGAGGACATCACCCGCGGTCTGTACGACAACGCCAACAAGTGCATGGCGAACGGCCGGCAGCCGTTGGGGTACAAGCGCGGTGCAGACGGGAAGGTCATGCTGGACGAGCCCGCAGCGGCTGTTGTCCGGGAAATCTTCACCCGTGTTGCCGCCGGGGATCTGTTCGTAGATATTGCGCGAGACCTCAACGCAAAGGGCATCAAGACCAGCAAGGGAGCCACGTGGAATAAGGGCAGCTTCCAGAGCATTTGCCAGAACGAGCGGTACAAGGGCATCTACATTTACGGCAACGTCCGCATTGTGGATGGGATTCCACGCATTGTGAGCGATGAATTGTGGTACAAGGTACAGGAGGCCATGAGGATGAAAAAGAATCCGGTTGGAACCCGGCACCGCGTTGGTGCAGAAGATTACCTGCTGACCGGGAAGCTGCGCTGCGGGCATTGCGGCAGCTATATGACGGGTGTATCCGGCACCAGTAGGAACGGAGAGCTACATTCCTGCCAGAAGCGGCGCACCGAACACGCCTGCAACAAGAAGAACGTCCGCCGAGATGTTATCGAGCCCGCCATCGCACAGGCCATCAAGATGTACTGCTTGACCGATGACGTTATCGAATGGGTGGCTAATCGGACGGTTGAATACTGGGAAAAGCACGACAACGACCTCCACATTGAGGCTCTGGAGCAGCAGCTGGAAGAAAACAAAAAAGCCACCTCGAATATGCTGAAAGCTATCGAGATGGGAATTATTACGGATGCCACTCGCAGCCGGATGATTGAACTTGAAACGGAACAGTCAAAGTTGGCGGTTCAGCTGAACGCCGCCAAAGCGGATGTTGTCAAAATCGACCGGGACGATCTGATTGATGAACTGCAGATTTTCCGGGACATGGATGTGAACAACCGCAGCGTTCAAGCCGAACTGTTTAAAGACTTCCTTGTCGCAGCCTACATCTACGATGACAACCGCCTGAAGCTGGTCTTTTCCTTTATGGGCAAGGACAATAGCATTGAGATCCCTCTGGAGACCGGGGAAGACCCGCCGGATGGTGAGGATTCGCCAGATGCCAAAATGTTCGTTTTGACTCCTGATTGCTCCACCAAAAAAGCACTGTACTTCGTAGGAAGTATGGTGCTTTTCTTTTTGCTGATGCCGCTGCAGCCGTTGATTTTTTGATACCAAAAAAGACACCCTCGCTTTTGATAGGAATCTCATGCAGGGATGTCCATATCTCAACGCGAAGGTGTCTTAATAACGAGGGTCAGATGCCACGGAACGTAAAGGTGAACTC